TTCAGAAGGAACTGCTACGGTGTACGGTTCGATTCCTGTCGCCCGTGCTTCTTTTAAGTCAGATGTGGTTGACACCGCCATACGTTCAGCTGTCGAAAAACGTGGTTATGTTTGTGACGTGGATGCTCCTTGTCTGCGAGGTTGGGAGCCTTGGTCACATGCCATTACAGATATTGTTCAGCAGAAATTTGTTGCAGATCAGCAAACCATTGATCAATGTGTGGAGGCTTTTTCGGAGGAAATCCTTCAAAACCTACCAGTTGACCAGTTGGAAGACGTTTGTGTGCTGGAGGATCTTGCTGTTGTAAATGGATTGCCAGGAGTGCGCTTCATTGACAAAATGAAGCGAAATACATCTATGGGGTTCCCATATAATAAGAAGAAGACTTTTTTCCTGACTAAACCACAGCCTTTTGATATATGGCAGGATTGCGTGAACTTTGACGATAAGTTTTATTCACGCGTTCAGACCATTATTGATCGATATTGCAGTGGTGAGAGGCACATGCCCGTTTTTACAGGTCATTTGAAGGATGAGGCCATGAGGTTGGTCAAAATCTTGGCAAAAAAGACAAGAGTTTTTCTGATCGGACCTTCCGATTGGGCTTTTGTTGTTCGAAAGTATCTTTTGGGTTTTGTGCGAGTGGTGCAGAACAATAAATATGTTTTCGAAGCAGCGCCTGGAACGAACGCGACTTCCCCGGAATGGGAAACAATGTACCAGTACCTTACCTCGTTTGGAGAGGATAATATGGTTGCAGGAGATTTTTCCAAGTTCGACAAGCGGATGTCGGCACAGTGGATTTTGGCTGCATTCCAGATCATTGAAAAGATTTGGCGAAAATCACCTCACTGGAAGGAGGAGTACGCCAACATTATTCGAGGCATTGCTACGGATACTGCTTTCCCTCTTTGTATCATGAATGGCGACTTGGTGCAGTTTTGGGGAAGTAATCCTTCGGGACATCCTCTGACGGTCATTGTTAATTCACTAGTGAATTCTTTGTACATGCGATATGCTTGGGTTAAAAGCGGACACGATTTATGTGTTTTTAAAAAACATGTGCATTTGATGACGTATGGAGATGATAATGTGATGGGAATTGACACGAAGATTTCGACTTTCGATCACACTGTGATTCAAGAGCGACT